ATCCAGGTGGAAGTTTTGATATTTACTATTCGGAGAACCGTCAGGAAGGCGATCTGTAAGTGCTGAGTCTCTGGATCCACACGGTAGCATTCTTCCAAGTGGTTGTGATGAATTGTATTCAACCACCTAATTGGCAATACTGCTATCGTGTTGACCAGTGGTTAGTCCCAGAGGTAGTCGAAGGATATCGAATATGGTCTGGTGAAAAACATCCTTATCAAACCGAAAAGGATTACTTAAATGACCTTCCCTAAATACTAGGGGAGGATTTTTTTATGGCAAAACAACCTGCTAATATATCTCAGATAGTATCTCCAGTGCCAAGTCCTGCTAAGGCAGCACTGAAAACTATCTTAGAAGAGGTTGCTAATTCTGGTTGGTTGAGACCAGAGAAAGATGATAGTGGATTTAAGTGGCCTAACAATAGACAAGGCACTTACAAAATCTATCTCAATAAATCCATGCTGGAAGATGTCATCAGGTTAAATCCTGGTGGTACACCTGGCAATGATAAGTATCAGATTGACCTTGCTAATAAGAAAGTAGTATTTGAGATCACAGGAAAGACTGGTGCTGGTGGAGCACCAGATGCTAAGACTACTGCTGCTCAAGAACGTGGATCTGCTTATATCTTACAGCGTGTTCTCAAAAATAATAAAAGATATAATTCTTCCGAAGATATTAGAAAAGACACTCAAGCATACCGAGCACTAAAAGGTATCTGGAAGTTGTCTCAGTTAGAGTTTGATGATTCCTGGTTGGATGATTATTACAAGCAGCAAAAAACTATGCTGGTTGAATATTCAAGTCCTAGATTCACGCAGTTTATTCGTGATGGTGGATTCATGAAATGGGTCACCGACTTGGTTAAGCAGAAGTATCAGATCTCTCAGAAAGATAACTGGAACCCTGCTGATATCTGGTTGATCAAAGACCAGAGTAAAACAATTAGAATGATTGAAGATCTTATCGATGGTGGTAAGAGTCAGACACTTGAAGAATTGAATGCTATCTTGAGAACTTTGTTTAAAGATGATATTGTAGTAGGTGTATCTCTTAAGAAAGTTTCTGGCAAAGAAGCAAAGTATGAACGAGTCAATCTCAGTGAGGCAGACTTTGAATCATACAAACAAATGTATTTCGAGATAGATAGGATCAGAATTGATCTATCTCTAGCAAAAAACCGAAAGGGTATAACATCGTTCGGTACACAAGACACCAGAATATATGTACAGGCACCTAAGTCTGTATATAATTTCCAGATCAAAGGTAACGATAGTTCTGGATTCTCAAACCTGAAGTGGGAACCTACACAAGAGGGAGCAGCGTCTGCTCGCCTAGGTAAGGCACCTGTGGATATGGTCAGGAAACTGATGATTGACTATGGTGTCAGATTTGACAACAGGCATGGACAGTACCCAAAGAGTCTCACGGACTTCACCAAGGTACAGGATGAGTATGCTAAACTAGTCAAGTCACTAAGGCAGAAGGGAGTTGACACTGTTGTCGATGAAGACGAGGCAGTCAACAATTTTCAAGTCGTCCTTGCTACTGAGACACATGTTGCTACATCCAAGATGATGCAACTGTACTTCATTGACATGCTTATGGGCATGAAAGAGAAGGAACGTAATCAGTTCATGACTGACATGACGTTCCTCGCCCAGAAGAAGGGCGAACGCTTCGGACCTTTCGGAAAACTCTACTGATGTCTAAGAACACCCACCTGGAACACTTGGAAGACAGCATTCTCTTTGACGGTAGTCAAGGAGCAGCAGATGCTTTCATGTTCTTAGATGAACTTGCTCAAACATTTAGTGGTCATCAGAAGAATTCCTTCAAGATCACTACGAAATGGGATGGTGCCCCCGCTATTTTCTGTGGGAACTATCCTGGTTCGGATAGATTTTTTGTAGGCACCAAATCGGTGTTCAACAAAAACGCTAAGATTAATTTTAGAGACACTGACGTTGATGTAAATCATGGTCATGCTCCTGGACTTGTTTCTAAACTGAAAGATGCCCTGAAATATTTTCCTTCCTTAGGTATTAAGGGAGTGGCACAGGGTGATCTTCTGTTCACAGACGACAAGAAGTATGAAACCATCAACGGAGAACGTTGTATTACGTTCACTCCTAACACAATTACATACAGCATACCAGAGACCTCCGCTCTCTACGAGAAGGCGAAGCGGGCCAAGATCGGGGTTGTCTTTCATACAACGTATAGAGGGAACACTGTGGATTCTCTTAATGCTACTTTTGGTTACGATATAAACCAGCTAAACAAGAACGATGACGTGCTTGTACTCAGTGCTGAGACTGGACAACTGGGTAAAGATCTGCTCATCACACCCCAAGAAGCAACCAAACTCAGGAACATGAAGAGGAATTCGGTTGCCCTAGTACGGGACTCTAAAAGTTTCCTAGATAATGTATCACAACAGATCGCTGCCAACGATCAATTAACGGTTGGACCACGACTGAAAATATACTTTAACACGTATGTTCGACAGGGAAGAAGAGTTACTAGTGCTGCTAACTTTGTACGTGATTTTGAGCGTTATTTTGAGGGAGAAGTACAAAAAGCAGTAGATAAAGTCAAGACCCCTAAGGCGAAGGCAACTAAGTTGGCAAAACTATATGATGGCATGGACTTTATACAAGAAAACAAGGCAGGTTTTCTCAAAGCCGTGGGTCTATATACTACGTTACAGGCAGCTAAACTGCTATTCATTCGTAAACTTGAGAAGGGAGAGAGGATCCGTACCTATCTCAGGAGCGAGACTGGGTATAAGGTGACAGCACCTGAGGGTTATGTCGCTATCTATGAAGACTCTACGGCAGTCAAACTAGTTGACCGCTTACAGTTTAGTGTTGCCAACTTCAACGTATCTAAAGACTGGGTTGACGGGAAATGAGCAGAGTAGTCTTCACTTTTGGTAGGTTTAATCCACCCACAATCGGACATGAGAAACTTATTCTTGCTGTCGCTAAGCAAGCAAAGGGTGATGACTACATGGTGTTCCCATCTCACTCACAGGATAAGAAAAAGAACCCCTTAAAGTCTGATGTTAAGGTGAAATATATGAGACTCATGTTCCCCAGACATGCTGACAACATCATTCTGAACACAGATATCAAGACACCTATCCACGTACTACAACATCTCCAAGGAACATACGAGAATGCCACCATGGTTGTGGGCAGTGATCGTGTTGCTTCTTTCTCAGCTATGTTGACAAAGTATAATGGTATCGAGTATACTTTTAGGAACATAGATGTAGTTTCTGCTGGTGATCGTGATCCAGATGCTGACGGTGCCGCTGGTATGTCAGCAAGTAAGATGAGAAAAGCAGCAACGGAACATGATTTTGTGTCCTTCCAGTCGGGTATACCTGATACATTGAACATCGAAAAGAAAATGGAGTTGTTCATGGAAGTCAGGAAAGCAATGGGTATTAAATGAAAGACTTTAGAGATCTAAAAAAGAAAGCAGACCAGCAACGGTTTCGTTTGAAAGAGGTGTACCAACCAGGAGATCTGGTGTTTAATACTAATACTGGAGACAAGGGAGTAGTCCATAGATCAGGTGTAAATTACGTTATTGCTGTCACTGAAGAAGGAAAAATGTTCCGTGCTTGGGTAAAAGACATTCGTGAAGTTCAAGAGACTATAAATAAAGAAAGGAAAAGTAGTATCTTCAAAAATAATGGAAAGGCAGAAACCAATCAATAGTGTTCAACACAACGATGAGTTTTCAAAAGCTCTAATTGAATCTTATGGTCGCTGGATGGGCGGCGCAGGATTCCAGCAGTCCGAAATTGCTGAGGCAATTCCTGCTCCTGTAAAGAAAGAACTTGCTACCCCAGAGCGTGAGGGTGGTGCTGACGCTTCCACTTCAATTCCTGACCTCTCTGGTAAAGAAAACAAAGAAGATGACTTTTCCACAAAGGATCCAAAAGCAAATGCTGGCGCTCCAGATACCGCTGCTGATCTACGTACTGGTGCTGGCAACAAATATTCTCTCGGAGCAGCGATTAGAGACACCACGAAGATGGCTGTGGAAGAGTCGTGCTGCTCTAACTGTGGAGGGAGCGGGTGCTCCGAGTGTCAGACGGAAAGTAAGGCTTCTATGAAAAAAGATAAGAAGAAAGCATACAAGGAAACCTACGAGGTTGAACTCAACGGCGAGACTTTTATCTTTGAAGCAGAGAAGAAGAAAGGTCTTGATGGCAAAGCTTGCTGGAAAGGTTACAAGCAAATGGGCACCAAGATGAAAGGTGGCAAGCGTGTTGACAACTGTGTCAAGGCAGGTTTTGAACCCGAAGGTGAGATGATCGACGAGAAAAAGAAACTCGATCCCGTAGGTAAGGAAGACAAGGACATCGACAACGATGGCGATCATGATAAGTCCGACAAGTATCTCCTAGCACGTCGTAAGAAGGTCTCTAAGATCATCGGTGCTAAGAAAAAGATGAAGGAATCTGCTGAGATCGCTAAGGAGATCGAAGAAGAAAAAAAGTGACCACGGCATCCGTCGAAGTAATGCCTAGCATTGAAGACGGTGCCCAAAAGGATAAAGATGAGGTGAAGAAGCACAAGAAATATGTGCTGAAAACCGTAGAGAAACAACGCAAAAATAACGGTGGGGCATAAATAGTTCATGCACTATGCCCTAAGATCATGCTTGCTTTCCTACTGCCCCTAGCATCAAAGATTGTTGATGCTGCTATTGCTAAACTTCCTGATGACGAAGAACTCGGCGAAAAACTTGTAGAGATCTGCCTTCACATCCTGAAGAAAGCAGTCTCCCTAACTAAGACTGATGTTGATGATCAACTACTTGCTGTAGTTGAGAAGGCACTTCTAGCTAGAGAAGACGCTCCAGCAGCAGAATGACCTCGTAGTGGGGACCCTAAGGTCCCCTTTTTTTATAAATACAATATAGAAAGTAGTCCCTGGAGATACAATGTCCTTATACGGAAGAACGGACAGCAATGCTAACAAGACCAAAGCTGGTCGTGGAGTATCGCCTTCGTCCCAAGCAAAACAAATCCTATTCATCGACGACACAGAAGCAGCCCTGCCTGAGAATAAGGCACGTGGTCTAAATGCTCCTGGTTGGTGGTCCTATTTTACCTATACCGATACGGAAGGTAACACCCGCCACAAGGCAGAGATGATGGTAACCATCGCTGGTCCTGATCTCAACGCTAACGAGACTCAGGCAGACGACGCTGCTGCAGCAGATGTAAGTGTAATCATCGACATCCAGACACAACCAGCAGATACTGCTGTTGCTGTTGGTGCCGCTCTACAACTTGTACTTGCCGCTACCGCCACTCCACCCGCCGACGCTTCTGTTCTTACCTATCAGTGGCAGAAGAAGTCAGGTCGTTCTTGGAAGAACGTTGCTGGTGCTACCAATACAACGTTTGATGTTGCTAGCTATGCTGAGTCCGACGCTGGTTCCTACCGTGTCAAGATCAACTCCACCAACGGTGCTGCTGAAGTAATCTCCGCTACTGCTGTTGTAACCACTGCCTGATGATAAATGATCTTCGATGAGTTGACCCATGAAAATTGGGTACTTTTTGCCATTAAACATTATGATAATCCCATTTCTGTCACGTACAGTGACTTTGAAGAAGATCTAAATAGAATCAAGTATATCAAAAGACTACTACGTCGTTATGATACTTCAGGTGAATTAAAAACTCACCTAATTTTAAATCACATCATTGTGATGTATAATGTATTTGATGATGCCGCTACGCCGCTTCTGTTCTTCAAGATAGAAGCGACGTACTGGTCAATATTAAAAGCATTCATGCTGTTTTTAAACAGGTTACCCGAAAGTCTCAACGAAAACGTCCACGAAGAATGTCTGAAGCAACTGAATCTAATCTAAATGAAATGATGGCAGGTAATGGCGCTGGTCTATCCATGCCCCCTGCTTTCGTGTTTGTGAATACAAAGAAGCGAAGACTGACATCCAAAAGTGACAAGGTTGACGGCAGGACAAAGGGAGCCAAATCCATGCTCTCTCGTATAACAAAAAGGAAAATGAAGGAACAAGTAGAAGAAACAATTATTTCTGAAGCAGTGCCCTCAGAAACTGAGAGGGCACAGAAACAGATCCATCAACAGAAGAAGTTGAACCGTTCTAAGGATCTTCAGAAGAAGCGTGATGACGCTAAGAAGAAGATGCAGAACAAGTCCAAAGAAATGGACACCCTAATGAAAGCACGTCTGTCTGACTTCAAAAAGAAGGCTACTCAGCAGACTAAAAAATTGAAAAAAGAAGAAATTACTATGGACAATACTATGATTAATGAAAATGCTGATGCTCTTGAAGTAGCACTCGAAGTTGCCACTCAGGAACTCAACCCACAAGGTGAATCCTCGTTCGCTAAGATCACATTCGGCGACGGATCACAACAGAATCTTGACAACTTCTCTGCAAAGCGTATCGCTGCTGCCTATGCTCAACTAGATGAGCCTAAGCAGGATCAGTTTAGATACATGTTAAACAAAGACGCTGCCTCTTTCCAGTCCGCTCTTGACTTCGCCGTGAGAAACGTCTGATGGCGTGGGGTCTAGGTAAATTAGCAGTTCTTGAATCGAAACTCAACATTTATGAAGACCTCTCCAAGGAGATGCTTGACAAGCTTGAGAAAGCAGTTGGAACTATCTCCGATAATAGCAACAAAATTGCTATCATCTTGGAGCGTCATGAGAACAGACTGGATGAAAGCGAACGTGCTGACCAGTTGATACTTAATATGCTTCAGGAGATGAAGGAAAAGCAGAACAAAGATATAGAAACTCTACACGATAGGGTGTCACAGATACAAAAGAAGGTTGATGTGAACGCAAAGTTTGTGATAGGTGCTGGTGCCGTGCTGGGAACCCTTGTGGCAGTTCTACAAGTGGTCCCACCTGTCATAAATTCCTTGACCACAACCAACACTAGTGCTATTATGGGTCCAGTGGATCCTGTAGTACGTGAGTTATCTTGATAGCAAGTACATCCAACTAGTATCGGTTCAGTTAGAAAAATTTGTACGTAAGAACGATCGGACGTACAACTTTCGCTGTCCATACTGTGGAGACTCAAAGAAACACAGGAATAAAGCACGGGGTTATTTCTTCCAAATGAAGAATGACTTCGTGTATAAGTGTCACAACTGTGGTGTTGGTAGAACACTCACTAATTTCCTGAAGGATCAGAATCCGTTGCTTCATGACCAGTATGTCATGGAAAGATATAAAGACGGATTGACTGGAAAAGGAACCACAACACCAGAACCTAAGTTTGAGTTCAAGACTCCTGTCTTCGCTTCCTCAAATGTATTAGATCTTACACCTGTTTCCAAACTAAATAGTGAACACCCCGCCCGAGACTATCTTGAGCGTCGTAAAATTCATGATTTAGAGTCATTTTATTACTGTCCAAAATTCAAGGACTGGACTAATCGTCAGAAGAAAACGTTTGATACTCTTCGCCAAGATAGTGCCAGAATTATAATCCCATTGAGGGATAAAGATGGAAACATGTTTGGTTTCCAGGGAAGATCGCTTGCCCCTAAAGCTAAGATCAGATACATTACCATCATGTTAAATGATTCCATGCCTAAAGTGTATGGACTAGATCGTATTGACCCAAGCAAGGAAGTATATGTCACAGAAGGACCCTTCGACAGTCATTTCATTGTCAACGCTATTGCTATGTGTGGTAGCGATGTTAACCTTAGCGCTTACGATTATAAATTCGTATTCGTCTACGACAACGAAGCAAGGTCAAGAGAGATTGTTGCTAAAATTGGAGCAGCGATCAAGGCAGGTAATAAGGTAGTCATCTTTCCAAAACATATCAAAGAAAAAGACCTGAACGACATGGCACTCGCTGGACATGACGTTCAATCTTTGGTAGAATCTAATACTTACAGCGGCCTAGAAGCAACACTTAAACTGAACGAATGGAAAAAGGTATGAGCATCAGCGTTAGAAAGAGAGACGGTTCGGCAGAACAGATCAATCTGGATAAGGTTCATAAGATGGTTGAAGAAGCGTGCTTGAACCTTAGTGGTGTCAGTGCTTCTCAGGTTGAGATGAACTCTGGTATTCAGTTTGAAGATGGTATTTCCACAGAGCAAATCCAAGAGATTCTTATCAGGTCTGCTAGTGATCTGATCACTCTAGATAGTCCCAACTATCAGTATGTTGCTGCTCGTCTGCTGCTGTTTGGACTTCGTAAGCAAGTCTTTAACAAGAATGTGTGGCAAGATGGTATGCCTACCATCTTTGACGTAGCACTATATAATGCGACAGTTAATAAAGTCTACGATGAAGAGATCCTAGATAAGTATAGCGACGAAGAATGGGTAAAGATCAATTCTTGGATTGATCATGACCGTGATTTCCTATTTACATATGCTGGTCTCCGTCAGGTAACTGACAAGTACCTTGTACAGGACCGTAGCACTGGAGAGACATACGAAACTCCCCAGTATATGTACATGATGATTGCTTTGACACTCTTCGCTGACTATCCACTAGCAACTAGACTCGATTATGTCAGACGATACTACAACGCAATCAGCAAACACAAAATCAACATTCCCACACCTATCATGGCGGGAGTGCGAACTTCACTTCGACAGTTTGCTAGCTGTGTTCTTGTTGATTCTGATGACACCCTCGATAGCATCTTTAGTTCTGATATGGCTATCGGGAGATATGTTGCTCAAAGGGCGGGCATCGGTATCAACGCAGGCAGAATCCGTGGCGTCAACAGTAAGATCCGAGGTGGAGAAGTTCAGCACACGGGTGTTGTACCGTTCCTCAAAAAGTTTGAGTCAACTGTCAGATGCTGTACACAGAATGGCATCCGAGGTGGATCAGCGACAGTACACTTCCCAATCTGGCACCAAGAAATCGAAGACATCATCGTTCTGAAGAACAATAAAGGAACGGAGGATAATCGTGTCAGAAAACTCGACTACTCAATCCAAATCTCCAAGCTCTTTTACGAGAGATTCATTACCAATGGAGACATCTCACTATTCAGTCCTCACGATACGCCAGGTCTGTACGATGCTTTTGGGACTGATTCTTTTGACGACCTCTATATTCGTTATGAACGAGATGAGTCTACTCCGAGGAAGACTATCGGCGCTCAAGAACTGGTTCTTTCGCTCCTAAAAGAGAGAGCAGAGACTGGTCGAATTTATCTTATGAATCTTGACCACTGTAACTCACATTCTTCCTTCAAAGATAAGGTAAATATGAGTAACCTCTGTCAAGAGATTACCCTACCTACAGATCCTCTACAGCATATTGATGGTGACGGTGAGATTGCCTTGTGTATTCTCTCTGCTATCAACGTTGGCAAGTTGAAAAACTTGGATGATCTAGAGGAACTATGTGACCTCGCTGTACGTGGTCTTGAGGAACTGATTGACTATCAACAGTATCCTATCAAGGCAGCAGAAATGAGCACCAAGAACCGCCGTTCTCTTGGTATTGGTTATATTGGATTAGCACATTACCTAGCAAGACATGGAGAACACTACGATGACCCTGGAGCATGGAAACTCGTCCACGACCTCACTGAATCTTTCCAGTTCTATCTGCTCAAGTCAAGCAACCAAATTGCCAAGGAGAAAGGCAAGTGTGGTTATTTCGATAGAACGAAGTATTCAGACGGTCTCCTCCCAATCGACACTTATAAGCGAGATGTCGATGAAATCTGTGGAGGAGAATTGAATCATGATTGGGAAGATCTTAGAGAATCTATCCTCAAGTACGGTCTCAGACACAGCACACTGTCCGCACAAATGCCTTCGGAGAGTAGTTCCGTTGTGTCAAACGAAACCAATGGAATCGAACCACCTAGAGACTACTTGTCCGTTAAAAAATCAAAGAAAGGGCCTCTTAAGCAGATTGTTCCACAGTACAATACCCTGAAGAACAATTACACATTGCTCTGGGAGATGAAGGACAACACTGGTTACATCAATGTTGTAGCAGTGATGCAGAAGTTCTTCGATCAAGCAATCAGTGGTAACTGGAGTTACAATCCAGAAAATTATCCTGATAATGAGGTGCCTGTATCTGTCATGGCACAAGATTTCCTTACTACATACAAGTACGGTTGGAAGACTTCTTACTATCAGAATACATACGACAGCAAAACCGATGAGGTAACGCCAGACGACAGACAAAGCATCGAAGACCTATTAAACGACATCTTACAAGGAGAGGAAGAAGACTGTGACAGTTGCAAAATTTAGAACCAACGATGATTCTATGAGAAACGAAGTAAAGGGGATGACGGTATTCAATACGAGTATCGTAGACAGTACAAAACAAAAAATGTTCTTCGGACCTCCTCTGGGGGTTCAACGTTATGACAAATTTAAGTACCCCGTCTTTGACAAACTTACTCAACAGCAACTGGGATACTTCTGGCGTCCAGAAGAGGTATCGCTCCAGAAAGATAGAGCAGATTATCAGACACTCAATGATGCTCAAAAGCACATCTTCACTAGTAACCTTAAGTACCAGATCCTCCTGGATTCTGTACAAGGGCGTGGTCCTGGGATGGCTTTTATGCCTTACTGTTCACTACCTGAACTAGAAGGATGTATGAACATCTGGCAGACCATGGAGATGGTTCACAGTCGTTCTTATACTCACATCATTAAGAATGTATATGCTGATCCTTCTGAAGTCTTTGATAAGATTTTACAGGATGAGAAGATCCTTTCACGTGCTAAGTCGGTGACCCATGCCTATGATGAGTTCCTACAGGCAGCACAGGAGTGGGGTGCTGGTAACATGTGGGAACATAACCTTGATGGCGTTCCTATGGCACAGGCAGAACTCTATGAACTCAAGAGAAAACTATATCGAGCGGTCGCTAATGTCTATATCCTTGAGGGGATTAGATTCTACGTCTCGTTTGCTTGCTCTTTCGCATTCGGGGAACTTAAACTTCTGGAGGGAAGTGCTAAGGTCATCGGACTCATCGCCAGAGACGAAAGTCAACACATGACCGTCACCCAGAACATCCTAAATAAGTGGAGAGATGGGGATGATCCTGATATCGTCCAGATCGCCAAGGAAGAACATGACAACATCGTTGAAATGTTCAAACAGTGTGTCGAAGAAGAAAAAGTTTGGGCAGACTATCTATTCAAAGATGGTTCTATCATCGGTCTCAACGCTAAACTTCTCCAGAAGTATGTTGAATGGACTGCCAACCGTCGAATGAAGTCTATCGGTTTCAAACCAATCTTCGATGTTCCTGCTAACAACAACCCACTACCATGGACTGAGCATTGGTTGTCATCCAAGGGTTTACAGGTTGCTCCTCAGGAGACTGAAGTTGAATCTTATGTTATTGGAGGGATCAAGCAGGATGTTAAAAAAGATACGTTCGCTGGTTTTAAACTATGACAAAAGATTTTGGGAGTGGCTGGAAGGCGAGAGCAATCCGAGACCCCGATCTAACAGACAAACAGTGGACCCTGTTAAACCTAGGTCCACAAAGTCTGGCAGAAGCATGGATGCTCCAAGCATTAAAAATGAAATACCAGATCCGTGGGATTAAAGAAAGGGGTCAGTTATACGAGTATGATGAATGAAAACACAGAGTGCTAAAGCTAAGGGTAGGAATCTACAGAAGTGGGTCCGCCAGATGTTGATCGAGATTCTAGATGTCCACCCTGAGGATGTCGAGTCTCGATCTATGGGTGCAGGCGGAGAAGATCTCATCATGGCACGTGCTGCTAGGGAGAAGTTCCCTCACAGTATCGAGTGTAAGAATGTTGAGAGACTTAATGTCTGGGATGCCTACGAACAAGCACAAGCAAACTGTGGTGACTATGAACCTATCGTAGTCATGAAGAAGAATAGAAAGAAACCTTTAGTTGTGGTGGATGCTGAATATTTCATCCAACTCTTTAATAAATAATAGAGCCTTGCCTCTGTATTCATGGAGTCTAATCCAAAGAAGAAAGAGGAAACCAAAAAAGGAAACAAATTTGAGTGGGCTGATGAAGGGGTATCTACCCTGGTACGTGTTATTATTCTAGGTTGGTCAGCAGCAATTCTGACCCTTAATTAT